GTTTTTTTTTTTTTTTTTTTTTTTTTAACTAAATAAGTCTCATTGCAAGATGAGCGATCTAGTTCGAGCAATTCAGGCCGCCAAGGCCAGCAAATTGTTCAATTCTTATATCCAAGAAGAAATCTGCGATACAAGAAATTGGTTTTCCTTTGAGGACATCCCCAAAGAAACACCAGACATATTTAAGGACGTTGATTCACGTCACTTATATGTTTCCTCTAAGCAAGTGCCGAGCGCAACTTTCATTAGAGGTTCCCACAACTCTTCGGTGAAGAAGAAACGGGATTTACTTTACAAGGGAGGTTTTCCTCTCCTTGTAAAGAAAGAAGAAGAGAAGTTCTGGACAAGAATTCCTTCTTCTAGGCGGGGCGTAGGGGAGCATTCCTACACAACCGTCTCCGACCTAACTGAAGAGTCAACGTACTCTACCGCTAGGTCAGTGACCACAAGGTCACTTGAAGATCTCATTGACGAAGACGTCCATGAGATCCCCTACAATCTTGGCCGAGAGAAACATCTCCAAGTCAAGATTGACTATGTCGACCCATGGAAAGCCCATGGATTGATATTGTACCAAGAATTGACTTCAAAGCCGAAGTCAAAGCTTGTAGTGTGGAACGCAGATGTCTTGAGGATATCTGATCCACTTCCACCGTCCAAATTAGGGGATAGGTGGACTTCTAAGTCGAACAACAAAATTCGATTTCAGAAGATAAAGGACGTAGGGATACAAATCTACGTTCTTTTATATCAGACACATTGGGGAAGAACCCTAATGAATCTGGCTAATGCCGATGGTTCCAAATCGAAACCATGGGCACGGACCTTAATAAGAAGAATAAAACACTTCTTAAAAGGGAAGCAAGACCCAATCTACTCGAGGAAGGTACTTGCAAAGCTTGGAAGGAAGGATAATCCTCGCCTCCAAGAAGCACGGGCTACAAGATTTATGGAAATGTTGAAGACCGTAGACGGGATTTTCACAAAGAGATATTTGTGTAATCCGTATGAAGCGTGGACTTGGAATAAATATGACAAGTACACGTTATGGAACATCAATTGGTTACTTACCGATGAGTTCTTTGACGGTATCATCTCCGACGAGGAGGTTGAAATACCGACGTCCTATGAGAGTTTGAAAGCTCTCAGAGGGAAACTGAAATACTTCGGACATACCGAGGCATCTCAGGAAACATTGAGAGGATACTCCAGGGAGGTCCCTCAATGGTTGCACTCTTATCATATTGTATTTCAACAGATAAAGAGGGCTGACAGAGTAGATTACATAACTAGTGTAAACTACCTGACTCAGACGAGAGGTTGTGGAACTCCACCTCCTTTAGTCATACTAAAGTCTAAGATAAAATTTCTTAAGACTATTAGTAGCGAACCGGCGAAGCAAAGTGCTATTCGAAACCGATTCGTTCGTGCTGCGGTAGAAGGTGTCATACATGACATCCCACAGCACCATTTCACAGGACTGGCCACCAAGGCCAGGATCTCTGTGACATCAGCCGCAACCTTCGAGAATCTCAAGAGGGAATACGGTACCATCCAAGCAGTGCAGGATTTGCTACTGAATGGAGTAACGAGTATTAAGGCAAAGATTATTGACCTTAATACCGGAAGGTTCGACGGTTGGATTAATATCCAGCCCGAACCTGCAACATACATATTCTGGAGATGTCTAGAATTTGTTATGGCAACACCATTGGATGAGCTAAAGGTAGCTTATACTACAATGGTCCGGGAGCCTGCGAAAGCAAGAACTGTTACGAAGGCCCGTGCTTGTCTCAAAGTCGTACTCGACGTTGTGAGCAAGATCTGTGCATACCCTCTAAGCAAGGGAGTGCCCAGCTCTACCTCTGGTATGAAGCAATCAAACCAAGGGTGGAATTTCTTCAAAGATATGCATAACGAAAATCTTCGAAGACTCGTCTACGGCGACCCTAATCGGGAAGTCGTAGAGAAATCTATGGATTCTGTAACCTATACAGAAACCTATAGACCCCTCTTCGCATCGAGCACCGATTACGAAGAGGCGACAGATGCGTTTGACCACCAGGTCGCGCGCATCTTAGGAAATAAGTGGATGGTCCAATGTGGACTTCCAGCTATTTTACGAGGTATAGTCAACGCAACGTGCTATAACACTCGGAAGGTAATCTTCATGGCTAAAGGGCCATTAAGAACCATTGGTCACGAGCATTCAGAAAATGAACGCTACGTGATCCTTCGTAAGGGAGTCCTAATGGGAGATCCTCTTACAAAAGTAATCTTACACTTGCTAAATGCAAGTGTAAGGTACAGTTCCAAGAACATCGATAATTTCGAGTTTATTGGAAAAATTTCAAATAGACAAGACGCTATTTGCAATTTGGCGAAAGAGATGTTTAAGTAAAACACTCTCGAGCATGGATAAGGAGCACATAACTTATGTGTCCTGACCCCTAACTTTCGGCTAACCCAAGGGTTAGA